AGCTATAATGAAAGTTTTAGAACTTCAATATAATATGTCACCTGAACAAGCATGGGAAATAGCCCATTATTTTGTTAAAGATGATTTAGGTTTATGAGACCCTACACTGATCTAGATATGATTAAACTATCCGACATATTAAAAGAAATAGGAGACTCAAGTTCTCAACCATATAAATTTGATTTTTATGGTGATTATGCTGGTATGAGAGTTTATGGGTTTTATACTGAAAATTATCCATATACTGTAGAATTACAATATGATGATTTAGATTCCTATGACGAGGATACAACTAACGTATTAGGAGTAAGATTCTATGTCTCAGATGAAGATGAACCGGATTTGGAACGAGATGATATTGTAACAAATAAAGGTGAATTGTTTAGAGTTATGGCAACTGTAACTTCTATAGTAAAAAAAGATATATCAGATCACCCCGAAATTGATACTATAACATTCACCCCTGCCAAAAAAGAAGGTGAAACTACAAATGTATCTAGGTTAAATCTCTATACAAGGTATATTAAAAATGCTTACCCCAATGCAACTATAACTTCTAGAGATCGGGGTAGTATAGAAGTAAAGTTTAAATGACCCCATACACTGACATAGAAGTTACAGACAAATACATCATCCGAGAATTTACCGAAAACATTGACCCAATAGAGTTAATGTGGCATAGAGATGATGAAGATAGAACAATCGAGATTCTAGGAGAAACAGACTGGTTAATCCAATTAGACGATCAGTTGCCATCTCAAGTAAAAGGCCCTATATTTATACCCCGACATATGTGGCACCGAACTATAAAAGGAACAGGACCACTTAAAGTCAAAATACATCTAGACTGATTCATAGCCAGTCGCTTTAAAAAACTTATGACAGCTGTGGCGTCCCCAAATTTGGAGACGCCATATTTTTTTTATATATTAATATGTAACAAGAAATAAAAACATGAAGGAAAAGAAAATTGTAATTGTAGGTGCGGGTGTAGCAGGTGTTAATGCTGCTACTAAACTCGTAGACAACGGCTACCCAGGTGAACTAATCACAATCATTGATATGGGTAAGGATCCATACAAACGCAAACCTGAAGAAGTAATGACAGGTTTCTTAGGTGCAGGTGGTTGGTCTGATGGTAAACTTACTTACCACACAGCAATTGGAGGTCAATTGTCTAAGTATTGTGGTGAGGATAAAGCAATGCAATTGATGGATCAAGTTATTACTAACTTTAAACGTTTCCATCCTAAACCAGAGGAAGTACAATGTTCAAATCCTGAAGCAGAACCTGATTTTATCAAACCATATTTTGGTTTGCGTTTATTTCCTGTATGGCATGTAGGTACAGATTATCTATCTGAAATTGGAAAGAATTGGTACGATTACCTAGTATCTAAAGGTGTACAATTCCATTGGGAGACTAAAGTATCTAACATTAATTTTAGACACAACGAAGTTATCATGAAATCAGTTAAACCTGAATTCGCAAATATGGATAACGATAATATGTTTTATGATGAACTTATCTTTGGTGTAGGTAAATCAGGTATTGATTTCGCCCAACAACTCGCCCAACAATATGAACTCCCAGACGAACCTAAATCAGTTCAAATCGGAGTACGTTTTGAAGCCCCACAAAAACACTTCCAGAAACTAATTGATGTTTCATACGACTTTAAGTTGTATCGCAAATTTGAAGATAAAGGTGTTTCACTTCGCTCATTCTGTACAAACAATAATGCGGCTTATGTTGCTGTAGAAGAAACATATGGCAATCACACCTACAATGGTCACGCTAAAAAAGATATGCGTTACCGAAACGATATGACCAACTTTGGCATCTTGATGGAAATCAATGGTATTGAAGATCCATTTACTTGGTCACGTGATGTAGTAAATAAACTTCAATTCAATGGTACTGGTTTGTATTACTCACCAACTCGAGTTCCTTCAACCACAGCAGAAGGAAACAATGTTACATCTTTCCAAATTGATAATTTAAGTGGAGTAGAAAATGTAATGGGTGAGTATTGGACTTACATTATGGACTTTATCGAGGACATGAAAAAAGTATTCCCAACACTTCAAGATGATTGGGGAATTTACATCCCAGAGGTGAAATACCTTTCACCTGAACCCCTTGTAAACTACCGTAACTTGTCTCTAACCAAGTTCCCAAATGTTCACTTTGTAGGAGACGCTTTGTCTGCTCGTGGTATCACAGTCTCAGGTGCACAAGCAATTTATGTAACTGAAGATATTCTTAATTACTACCATCACCCAGACTTATACCCAGACTTTCATGAACATCCACTTCGTTCATAATATTTATAACGAAAAAGATGGCCAATATTGTCTTACTAAGCTGTACTAAATCTAAAACAGACCATGCTGCTCCCGCCCAGGAGTTATACTCAGCCTCTCCGATGTTCCGTAAAACATTAGAGTATGGTAAAAGACTCAAACCAGACAAGATGTTTATCTTATCTGCCAAGCATCATCTTGTACCTTTAGATCAAAAGTTAGAACCATATGATCTAACTCTAAAGGATATGAAAGCAGATGAAAAAGCAGCCTGGGGAGAAAAAGTAATTTCTCAAATGAGAGCTAAAGGAATTAATCCTGAAAAAGACACTTTTACTTTTCTAACAGGAAGTGAATATATGAAACCATTGACTGGTGTGATGAAAAATGTTGAAACACCTCTAGCCAATAAAAAATTCGGAGAACGTCTAAAATGGTTAAATGGTCAATTAGGTGAAGCTATCAAATACATTAAAAACCTTATCCATGAAGCTATCAGCAAAAGATTTAAATGAGAATGTTCGTCTGTTTCTAAACGACATAGATGATTATAGTGATGATGCTCACTACAACCTAATGTGTGAAGCTACTTTAGGTAAATTTACCCAGTTACTAACTGAGTCAAGTGACATCTATGGTATGTTATTGGAGTCAAGCAAAAACGAGGTTAATGGTCAAGTATTTAAAGATTTCTTAGACTATATTGAAACTTCAGACTTGGCTTAGTAGGATCTATTTATTATATTTAGATATAATTAATAAAAACAACAAGTTATGTACGGTAAACCCCGAGTTTATGAAAACAAAACCATTACATCTAATGGTTGTAAAATTTATCTATTCAAAGAAAAAGATCAAACAGCTTGGAAAATGCACAATTGGGATGGACCAGCTGTAGAACCTCTTAATGAAGCTGAAAAATCAAAGAAAGAGTATTATTTGTATGGACAAAAATTAACTCTTGAACAATGGGAAGAAGCTCGTAAGAACCGTGAAGGTTTACCTTGGTATAAAAATCCATCAATGAAAGGAACAACTCGGTTTTAATATGAAATATACTGAAAAACGTCCTTGGGGTCAATTTACAGTATTACATGAGACCCCTATATGTAAAGTTAAAGAAATAGTTGTAAAACCTGGAGAAAAACTCTCATATCAATATCATGAATATAGAGCAGAACGTTGGGTAATTATTCAAGGTGAAGCAAATATTACAATTGATGATTATGACTTTGATCGAGAAGCTGGAGAAACTATTTATATTCCTAAAGGAGCTAAACATCGAATTTGGAATACCAGTGATGAAGATTGTATATTTATAGAAGTTCAAACTGGAACTTATTTTGGTGAAGATGATATTGTTAGATTAGAAGATAATTACGGAAGAATATGAAAATAGGTTTTTGTGGTACTATGTCTGTAGGTAAAACTACACTTGTAAATGCTTTAAAAGAACTACCTGAATTTAAAGATTATACCTTTAGAACAGAACGTTCAAAATATCTAAAGGAATTAGGTATTCCTCTAAACACAGACTCAACACTAAAGGGTCAATGTGTATTTCTAGCTGAACGTGCTAGTGAATTAATGCAAGAAAATATTATCACAGACCGCACTATCATTGATGTTATAGCATTCGCTAATGCTTCTAAATCTATGAATTATATAGAAAAAGAAGCCTTCACAGATTTTGCTAAACATCTTATCTCAGAATATGATTACATTTTTTATGTATCTCCTGAAGGAGTAGAAATGGAAAATAATGGAGTACGTGAAACAAACCTTGAATATCGTGACTTAATAGATTTTATAATTAACCATACTATCAAATCTAACAACCACCGTATTAAAAACTTCCATATTATATCAGGAACTACTGAAAAACGTATCAAACAATTAAAAGAGGTACTTTCTCTATAATATTTATAAGAAAACCATAATTTATTAGAGATGAAATTATCTGAATTAAAGCGCTCTATCCGTGAGATGATTGTAAGTGAGCTTACAGAAGCTAGCGCAACAGAATATATAGCTTCAACAACCCAAGGTGAAGAAGATAGAATTAAAGGAGACCCAAAAATATCAAGTGATGTTAAAAGAGGTGCTCTTCAAGCCTTAAAAACAGCTAAACCAGGAACAAAAGTAGTTGTCCCTACTAATGAAGCCTCACTCAATGAATTTGCAGCCTTCTACAAAATTAAAGATGATGTAGATAAAGAAGAAGCAAAAGCTGCTATTGATAAAGCCATCAAAGATAATCCAGGACAAAAGAATTTACAACTTGCTTTAAGAATACTTAAAGATGAAGAAAAAGTAAACTTTGAGAAACTAGCTAATTCACTAGGTATAAAAAGTGTAGCTACCTTTAACAACCAAGATTCTAGAAAAGTTTTAGACGGTGACTTAGCCCCATTTATTAGCTCAGCTAGACTTAAAAAATCTGAACCAGTTGAACCTGGAGAACCTAAAGAACCAAAAGAAAAAGGAGCAATAGGTCGTCCAATAGGTCGTCCAAAAGGGTCAACTAAATCAAGTGATGCTTTAGCTTATACTATGAGTGGTGATGTTAAAGTAGTAGGTAAAGATCCTAGTAAATCACTTATTAAAAGAGCTGTTAAAGCCGCTCGTTCAGTCCAACCTATAAGCACTATCAATACTACAGACCTAGACGCTGTGGAAGCTCAATTAAAAGCTATTAGTAGTGAGTTAGAAACTAAACTACCTAAAGCAAAAGAAATTGCCGCTAAAGGTAATACTAAAAACTACTCAGAAGAAGAAGCAGCCTTTATGGATGATATTAGAACTAAGAGTGATTTGAGAAAACAATTAATTGCTACTCGTGATAAAATTGTTTCTAAAAAAAGATAAAATTATCAAACTAGATTGGATTAGAAGAAATCCTCAGATAGTAGTAATAATTTTATTATTAGGGCTTATAATATTTCAATACTTATTCTTAAGTAATTCTTATAAAAAAGAATATTACAAAATGCTTAAAGAACAAGAAGTAAAATATGAACAACAAATAAATAAATTACATACATCTAATGATTCTATTTTAGCTCTAAATACTCGTATTAAAAATAGAATAGCTGAGATTGATAAAGATATTGCTAAGAAAGAAGCTGAATTGGTTAAATTAAAAAAACAAAATGCACAAAACACTGCTAAGCTTAATGCTATGTCTGACGCTGAGCTTTCCAGCGCTTTCACAGAACTCTTCAACTGATTTAATTACAGTACCTCGTTCTACAGTTATAAGTGCTATTACCAAGTATAATGATTGTAAACTTGAACTTCAATATAGTCAAGAAAAATTATTTGCTACTGAAACTAAAGTAAAATTACATCAAGAAGAAATTCTAAATTTAAATAATCTTATATCTAATAAAGATATTGAGATAACTAATTTAGGTGAAATAATTAAATTAAGAGACAGTGAAATAAAAGCTCTAAAACAATCAAAAAGAGCTAAGTTTTGGAATGGTGCATTACTAGGATTCGGCAGTGGTACTGTCCTTTTATTCACAGTGCTCCAGTTATAATATTATGAGTGATCAAGATTTAAGAAAAATAATCCAACAGGAATACATAAAATGTGCCCAAGACCCAGGACACTTTATGCGTAAATACTGTTACATCCAACACCCACAACGCGGTAGGATCACTTTTAATCTATTCCCATTCCAGGAAAAAGTACTCCATTTATGGAGAGATAATCCTTACTCTATTGTTTTAAAATCTCGCCAGTTAGGTATTTCAACTCTAGCAGCTAGTTATTCTTTATGGTTAATGACTTTCCATAAAGATAAAAACGTATTGTGTCTCGCAACTACTCAGGAGACAGCCAAGAACATGGTTACCAAGGTTCGTTTCATGTATGATAACTTACCTTCCTGGCTTAAAGTAAAAGAGATAGAAAACAACCGTTTGAGTTTAAGACTAGCAAATGGATCACAAATTAAAGCCAAATCATCAAATAGTGACGCAGCACGTTCAGAAGCAGTATCTTTGCTGGTAATTGACGAAGCTGCCTTTATCGATAACGTAGCAGAAACATGGGCATCAGCACAACAAACACTTGCCACAGGTGGTGGAGCAATAGTACTTTCAACACCGTATGGAACTGGAAACTGGTTTCACCAGACATGGGTGAGGGCGGAAGCAGCAGAGAACGACTTCTTACCTATCAAATTACCATGGTATGTCCACCCGGAGAGGGATGAGGAATGGAGAAAAAAACAAGATGAATTACTAGGTGACCCTAGAGCAGCAGCACAAGAATGTGACTGCGACTTTAGTACCTCAGGTGATACTGTTTTCTATTCTGAATGGTTAGAATTTATCTCTCAAACCACTATTAAAGAACCTCTAGAAAGACGAGGTGCTGATAAAAACTTATGGGTTTGGGAACCAGCTGATTACTCTAGAGATTATATGGTAGTGGCTGACGTAGCTAGAGGTGATGGTAAAGACTTCTCAGCAGCTCACGTCATGGATATAGCTACTAATACACAAGTAGCTGAATATAAAGGACAATTAAGCCCTAAAGAATTTGGACATTTCCTTGTTGGTTTAGCTTCAGAATATAATAATGCTTTATTAGTAGTAGAAAATGCTTCTATTGGTTGGGCTACTATTGAGACTATACAAGAAAGAGGCTATCAGAACTTCTATTTGTCACCTAAGAGTGATCAATTAACAGCTGAGTCGTATTTTAATAGATATGAATTCAGCAATAATTTAACTCCAGGTTTTACCATGTCAATGAAAACAAGACCACTTGTAGTAAATAAATTTAGAGAATATGTTGGTGATAGAAGTGTCACTATCAACTCTAAACGTTTATTAGAAGAAATGAAAGTATTTGTTTGGAAAAACGGTAGACCAGAAGCACAATCCGGTTATAATGATGACTTAGTAATGTCATTTGGTATTGGGATGTTCTTAAGAGATACCTCACTTAAATTCCAACAACAAGGTCTAGACATGACTAGAGCGGCTCTTAATAACATGGCTAAAAATACTACAGCTGGTGTATTTAGTGGTAATTCAATTCAAAACCCATACATTCAAGAAATGGGAAAACAAAAAGAGGATCTACGTTGGCTCCTTTAATATTTATGATAATAAACTAAGCAATGGCTGATACTAGTATTTTTTCAAGATTAAAAAGACTCTTTTCAACTGATGTAGTCATCAGAAATGAAGGAGGCAGTCAACTTAAAGTAGTTGACACTGATAAAATTCAAACTAGTGGTGAATTTCAAACTAATTCATTAGTTGATAGATTCCAAAAAATCTATACCAACCCAGCTGCTACCTCTCTTTTAGGTCAGCAGTTTAATATGCAATATCAGTATCTAAGAACTTATTTATATAGTGATTAT